TTGCTAATGCGGATAATAAGATTTCTCTTATCTTTTTTTCACTAGGTTTATTTACAACATGTCTATTTAATAAATTAATTGCAAATTCACAGTGTAAATTTTCATCTTTAAAAATTAAAGAGTTTGCTTTACATAATCCAGGCATTAGACCTTTTGATTTAAGCCAAAATATAGCAGAAAATGAACCTGAAAAAAATATTCCTTCTACAGCTACAAATGCTATCAATCTTTCAGCAAAAGAATCTGACTCAATCCAATTTAATGCCCAATCTGCTTTCTTTTTAACAGCAGGTAAATAATCAAGAGCTTGAAAGCATTCGTTCTTTTCTTTTAAATCTTTTATGTAAGTATCAATCAATAGAGAATATGTTTCTGAATGCACATTTTCCATTGCTATTTGAAATCCATAAAAGCTTTTTGCTTCTGGATATTGAACTTCTCTTTGAAAATTTTCTGCTATGTTTTCATTTACAATACCATCACTTGCTGCAAAAAAAGCTAAAATATTTTTTATAAAAAATCTTTCTTTATCATTTAGACTTTCCCAATCATTTATATCTTTTGATAAGTCTATTTCTTCTGCACTCCAAAGTGTGGAAAAATGTGTTTTGTAAAATTGCCAAATATCTTGGTGTTCTATTGGATACATCACAAAGCGATGTGGATTTGGTTTTAAAATTGGTTCTTCTTTCATTATTGTTTTTTTGTCTTCTGTTATTTTGTTTTCTTCCATAATTAAATTTGTTTCGAGGTAAAGATAAATAAAATTAAAAAATTCTTTTTCCAAAAAACTTATTAACCTTTTATAATTAAATTGGAAATTGATTCATATCTTGTTCAAGATTAAATACACTTTCTTGCGTTTTTTCCTTTTTTTCGCTGGTTTTGACTGTTTTTTTAATACCCATACCTTCTGGAGTAATTGGCTTAATGTCAATAAATATTTTTGATGTATTGAATATTGCATCTAAAAATATATTTGCTTGTCCATTTCTATTTTTCAAAATACCAATTTTGGCAGCATCAGGATTTTCAGCTACTTCATCAGGGTCTCTACCTATAGATATAATAACATCAGCAGTTCTCGCATTACCAAGAGACTCAGCTATTGAACTAAGCGAAACTTTATCTGTATCCATTCCACTTCTACCTGTTTGAGCCGCATTCCAAATAGGTATCTTTAATTCATCAGCCATACCTCTTATTCCAACATATATACTATCTAACGCATGCCTTTTTTCACTATAATTATCAACAGGCTTTAATAAATCTCCATAATCAATAAAAATAATATCTGGCTTAAATCCTTCAGTAGTTTCCAGAGTTCTAATATGAGCCATTAATGTATTAATTGAGGCCTGACCACTTGGAAATTTTTTAATAATTAACTCTCCACCTGCTTCAACTATTTCATCTGCTTTTTCTTTAATAACATCTGGAAAATCCCAAACGTTTTTTAAATGTATTTGATTAATACAAGCATCAAATCTTTGACCTACAACTTCTTCTGATAATTCAAGGGTATAATATAAAACTTTTTTACCAGCCATAAAAGCATTACATGCAAATGCAACTAGAAACATTGACTTACCTCCACCTGCTTGAGCTAATACAACTCCCATTTCTCCCGCAGCAAGACCTCCTCCTATATATTGGTCAAGACTTGGTAATGCAGTAATCGGACTTCTAAAATTTTTATCTAAACGTTTCGCAATATCTTGCGCATAATTATGTCCTGTTTCTTTAGGCTCTCCTGCTTTTAAGGCATCTTCTAACATTTTCTTCATAGAATCATAATTATGCTTTTTCCATTCCATAACTAATTTATGAAGACAATTTTTTACAGACCTTTCTTTAAAATATCTATAAGAAGAATTCTGAATGTGTTCTGCATTGTCAATTTTTATCGCTTCTATTTTTTCAATCAATCCAAGTAAATGGTCTTTATTAAGGCCTTTTTCTTTTTCATTAATTAAATCTCTAAGAGTTGAAAATCTTGCTATTTCTTTATATTGATTAAAAAACTTAATTTGATAATCAAGTAAAATTTTTTGATATGCATCGAAATATTCTGGTTCTACAATATCAATTATTCTTTCAGGAAATCCATGTCTATCATTTGTGAATACATTTAAAAATCTATTCTGATAATCTACATCAAATTGCTCTGTAATATCTTCTTGTAAAAAAGACATTACACCTTCCATTTCCTTTTCTTTATTTTCACCTTTTACCTGAGTCATCTTTTTTCTTATTTAAATCATCCCAAATTTTTTTCTTATGTACTTCTGTTATTTTTTCTTCAAGTTTATTTGCCATATCTTTTAGAAAATAGTAAAAAGTTATTTCTTCTTTTTCTATAATTTCACTTGCATAATCTGGTAGTTCAATTTTTTGTTTTTGTATAATTTTACCATTATACTCAAGCTTAATAGAAAATTCATTTTTTTCAGTATTTAATTTTTTTAATTTTTCCCGAATATTATTTGACATATTAAAGTTTCATTTTTTGCGTATATTCTTTTTCTTTCAACATTACCATGTAAAATGTAGAAAAAAAATCTTGTGAATACTCTTCTCCTACATAATTCATTAAGCCCTCTTCTCTAAACAGACTAATAGCACTAGTTATTTCTCTTGAATCATCTAAAATACCATTTTTAACAATATTCACCTGCTTCACTGCTTCAGAACTTAAAAAAGGTTTTTTTAAATTCATTAATTTTGCATTTCTATACAAAACATCTTCAGCTTGAATAATCTTATCGTAAATTTTTCTTTTTCCTATTTTCTTGTCTTTTTTTGCCTCATATGCTTCTTCTCTCAATCTTGCATATGTATATTTCTCAGTTTTAATTGCTGGAAAATATTTCATTAAAGTATCTCTTGTAATCCCATTAACTCCTGCAATATCATCGCCCTTATCTCCTTCAAAACACTTCATTAACAATTCATTATCTAAAGTATGACCATATTTTTCTTCATATTCTTCTCTATTAAAAACCCATAAATTATCATTAGTTATAATAGATACTTTATCAGACATTAACTGAAGATAATCCTTATCTTTACTAAGAATAAATATTTTTTCATCATCATCTTCTGACTTAAGAACGTATTGAGCAATAATATCGTCTGCCTCAATATAATCAACCTCAACTTGTCTTATAAACATTTCTTCTAATATATTTTGCAAAGCTATTTTTTGCCTATATATTTCGAATCTTTCCATATCTTCTGGACTTCCTGTTCCTTCTGTGATAATAGCTCTATTCTCATTCTCAAAATTTTTACCACGGCTTATTTTATAAGGTTTATAAATATTATATCTTAATTTTCCTGCATTAAAACCGTCCCAAGCAATCACTATCCTATCTGGAAGTAATTTATTTATTACCTTTTTAAGACTAAATAAAAAGCCTATAATACCTCCGCACTTAGTGAATTTACTACTCATTAAATTTCCTTGACCTTTAATGTGTTTTTTTAAAAGCCACTGACCATCTATTAATAATGTTTTTTGTACTGACATATTTTATTGTTGCAAATATAGAATTAATTATTTCGAGTTGCAAAAAAAATTTAATATCGAAGATAAAAAAAGCTCCTTTTTAGGAGCTTCTTTATTAGTATATTAATATTTTTTATTGTAAATTTTCTTTATCATCTTTTAAATTCCAATATTCATCGTATTTAAGGTCCCAACCATCAGCATATTCTTTTTTATATGCATCAATTGATTCTTTATTGTCTAATATAAATCCATGGTCAGTACATAATATTTTACCTTTGCTAGTTGAAACATTGGTAATATGATTTTTAAATACTACTAAATCTGTTTTTAAAGCAAAAGAAAGTTCTTCTTTATTTTTTGTCGCAGTAACTTTAGAAGACCTACCCATAATACCACCAGTTCTAAATACTAGTGTAGCAACATAAATAATACCATCTCCACCATAAGGCTCTAAACTTGGAGGCCCACCTGGCATTTTTGGAGGTGCAGTATAAGCTTGATTTACAAATATAACAGTTGATGTAAATGCATAAGATTCATTTCTTGTAGCATTAATTCTTGGCCCAAGATAACGTGTAATTTCTTCTCTTAAAACTCTTGCAGTAACCATCATACCACCGCCACTTTCTCCATCTTCTTTTTTTCCTAATTCTTTTTCTGAAGGAGTACCTCCAATAGAATCCCAAATAAATAATACATCATATGGTAAATCACCACTTTCTTGTGCATCAAGAATTTCTTTCATGTATTTACAGCCTTCTTCAATTGTTGCAACTCCATTATGAACAATACATTCATCAAAGTTAATTCCCATTGTTTCTCCTCTTTCGAAGCTAAATTTATTTTCTGTAATTATAAACACAGGAAGTATTCCTTGTTTTTGAGCATTTGCAGCAGCTTCTAAGGCCATTGTACTCTTACCTGTATCAGATTTACCATAATTCATTATTACGTGTCCAGTAGGTATTCCTGGAAGCTTTGTCACCTCTTTAAAAGCAGGAGACATATTAATCCACTCTTGAGGCTTATATTTAACATCCTTAAAGTTAATTTTAGATTTATAATCTTGTAACTTACCGAATTTTTTACTCAATACTGGTTTTTCTTTTTCCGTTCCGTTGTTTTCATTTTGGTTTTCTAAAGAATTTTCTAAATTCTCATCTTCCTGATTTTTCTTTGTCGTTTTCTTAGCCATAGTTATAATTTAATTTGATGTTAAATAATAAACTATGAAGCAAAAAAATTAAATGGTTTTTTTATAAATGTTAATAATTTTATAGAACTATTTTAATAAAAAAAGGAGCTAATTTTTTTAGCTCCTTTTCTTGTGTTTATTTATTCCTCAGTATGTAGAGGAACAGTACCTTCTTGCCAATCAAGAGTTTTTTTAACTTTTCCATCTGGAAGTTTTTCTTCTTTTGTACGAAGATAATAAACTTCTGGATTTTCTTGTTGTTGACCAAAATTTAAATATGCTTTACATTTTTTACACTTAATAAGAGTATAATTATATGCCATTTTACCAGCTTTATTTTTTCCTACATGCGCAGTTAATGCTAAGTCATCATGTCCACACTTTCCACACTTATCAATGTCATTAAACGATAAGTTTTTAGATGTCATTACAACATCATGCAAATTTTCACCTTCAACTGAAAAGCTGTGAATTTCTTTACCAATTTTCTTTTTTACAAAGTACGTAATTTTTCCCATTTTATTTGATTTTAATTAATTTAATAATAAAATATAATAATTAATGTTACTATTATAAAGAAAAACAATAAAAATGTTAATAACTTTTAATGAGCAGATTTAAAATCATTTCCAATATTATGATTTATAGAAAAATACATATTATTATTATTAGATAATATCTCTTTTAATTTATCAATTAAAAAATGTTCTTCAGGATGTAAATCAAAAACAAGAGAGTCATGTACTTGAAATATAAAATGTGTTTTATAATTTTTTAAGAATTCTTTTATCTCAAATAATTTATCAACAACAATTTCAGAAGCATAACAAGATATATAATTATGATATGAAGCGTGTTCTTTTTCTGCTCTTACAATATAACCCCAAGGATTAATCATATAACCCATAATTTTAGATTGAGATTTTATCTTTGTAGAATGCTGTATTATAGGATTTAAAAACTGCTTTATATAATATAATTTCTCTTCAGGGTTATTAAAATACTTAGATATATTTGTAAGCATTGTTTCTTCTGAAGCACCATAAAGCAAAGAGTGATTGATTATTTTTGAATACGAGCGTTCTTCTTCTGAAATTTCTTTCCTATTAAATAATCTTACAGCAGTTTCATAATGTAAATCTTTATCCTCAAATTCTTTTATAAATGAATCATCTTCGCACAAATATAAAGAAATTTTTGTTTCAAATGAAACATAGTCCATTACTAATATTTTCCCGTCATCAAATCTTGATATTATATCTTCTCTTTCTTTATTGGATTTATTAAGCATTTGAGGATTATATTTTGATTCATCTGCAGCATTAATACGACCAGTGATAGTTCTTTTATTTGAATACTTGATTTTAGCTAACTTAAAATTTTTTCTATTTTTAAATTTAAGCTTATCATTTTGAAAATTATTTTTAAATGCAATTTCTCTTCCAGATAACCAACAAGTAATTTTATCTCTTTGGCACATTCTTAAATAAAAATTTTTTTCATTTTCATCCAATGAAATAGAATTCATTTTACTCATTAAAAAAGGAGCATATTTTGAAGTTTTGATATTAGGGATGATTTTTAAATAACTCTCTAATGTTTCAACTCCAAACTTAACCCATCTTAAACTATCTATAACAGCCAATTCTTTTAGGTTAAATATATTTACATATTCATTTATATTATTATAAGAAAATATAACAGAGTCAAAACTATTTAAAATTTCAGAAAGTCTATTTTTAAATTGCGAATCAATTGCAAATAAAGATTTTATGTTTACAATAAAATTTTTTCCATCATTATACACATACATAGCCCCTTCATCAAAATAGAAAAAAACTTTAGCTGTTTTATTAATATTGTTTTCAAAAAATTCTTCAACACTTTCAGAATTTAAAAAAGAATCATGAATTTTAAAATTAGTAGGTAGCCAACTTTTAATAGACTCATTAAAAAAAGAATCTATTTGTTTAAAAAATTCTTTTTCATTTTCACTTTTACTAAAACTCCAATATAAATTTTCACTTACCTTTTTATCTAAGATATTTTGTTTTTCAAATCTAAATTTCAAACTATTCCAACCTATCACTAAGGTAGGTCTATCAAAATACATTTCAGTAGGAAATTCTTTAGATATAAATACAGGATAACTACTCAAATATTCACGGAGTATTTGAAAGTCTGCTTCATTTTCAGCAATAAAATTGCATATCTCTATATTCTTACGGCTCATTTGTACCGCAAATATACAAAAAAATTTTATACTCCTAAAACAATTTGTGAATCAGTAACTCCAGGAAGCACATAACTACCAGTAGTATTCACTTTTGCAGTTCTATTGGTTTTATCATCTACAAATCTCAATAGCATTAATCTATTATCATTCCTCTTATATGACCAGTGAATCCAATTAGACGCAGGCTTTCTTGTTTCCCAAAGTATTTGGTCATATCCAACAGGGTTTTGCTTATACCATGTTAAAATAGCATTTAAAAATTCAAGATTAGCTTTTTGCCACTCTATACTACCTTTTGCTCCTATTACAATTTGACTATCAATTGCTTGACCTTTTTGATGTTGAGAAATTTTAGCTCCACCAGAAGGTACATAATTTCTTTGAGCAGAAGTAATATACCAATTTTTATATAAATTAGGATAATTCTGTTTTAAAAAAGTTGCAAAAGGCCCAAGTACATCAGTTATAAATTCATTTAAATTTTGAATAATAACTTCTTTAGTATAAACTTTATCTGTATCTCCAATAGGAATTGCATTATTACCATCTGAAGATTGTGTAAGACGAATAGAATTCTTTACAGCTTTTAAATCTGGAGGTAATATAACTCCAGATGTTGTCACCGCACCATTTGGTTTAATGTCAGAACCCCCCTTACTTACAGCAACAGGAGAAGCTGCACCTCCAGAACCTCCAACAACTTGGGAGCCACTTGAACCATCTTGTGCTCCAGCTCCTTGGTCTAATACTGCATTAGCAAAATCACCATCTTGAAATTGAGCTGGAGGTGCAGTAGTAAGTTCAGGTAAATCTTTTAATGTATCTAAAGTTATAGGTTGTATTCCTCCAAATTTTGCTTGACCATAATCCATTCTCATTCTAATACCTTCTGCGCTTGTTGACATATCATTTGGTTTTATAGAATGTTTTACTTTCATAATTTGATACAATCCATTAAACAATGGAATTGAATCTAAGAAGAAAAATTGCATAGGGAAAACTTGTGCATTACCTAACATGTCTATAGTAGACTTATAGCTTCTACCTTCCATTACTGGAAGCATAGAGCAATCTGTAGTAACTTTTTTATTTTGATTTTCATTATCAACTAATCTTTGTAAATTAACAATACTCTCTGCTGTAGCTTTACTTTCTTGAGTATCAACAGTCACATTTTTTACTATCTGATTAGATGGAGAACCAAATTTAACTAAAAAAGTTCCAGGAGGCGCATTGTCTTGTAAATTTTCAGCAAAAGATAATACTGCAGACCCATCATCATTAGAAAGCTTAGACCTTGATTCTGGAGTAGGAGCAAATTGTACATAAAAAAAGTTTTTCACTTTTGGTGGACTTACTACTTGTGGCGAAAAAATTTCTGCTGTTGAAAATGCTGAAGACTCTCCAGGCATTGGTATAAATATAAAATTATTTTTTGTACAAATTTGTTGAATAATATTTAAAACAGTTGTACTGCCATTTGGTTTATACAAAGGCTCTATATTAATAAGAGAGTTTTTTACATTAACTTCTTTTCTACCTGGAATAGAACCAAGAGGATAAGCATATAAAAAAGTATTATCAGAAGCACTATCTGCTACACTTTGAACTAAATTAAAATCAATATGTTTTGCAGAACCTTTATACCTATTTTCAAGTTCAGCCAATACTTCTCCTCTGCTAAATCCTTTTGTATCTTGATTATTTGCAGAATCAGAATCTTTTATCATAAGAACTTCCCATTGCTGATATAATACATGCATTTGTTTATATAGCAAATCTTTTTGTTCTCCAGATTTACCTAATACATCTGAAATAACTTGATTCCTTTTCTGTTCAACATTGTTAAGCTTTTCTTTAAGCTTAGAACACATTCTTTTTATATATCCTCTATGAATATTAGAACTTTCATCATTTGCGCCTCCTTTAGCAAAAGGACCAAAAACAAGTTCTGTTTTAGCAGGATGAAAAGCAACAGACAAAACAACTCCTTTTGTAGTTATCTTATCTGCAGCTAAATTATCTGGATTACCAAATAAAACTGCTTGTGTAGCGTTAAGTGGCCAACCAGCAAAGAAATAACCTTGTGTATCATCTGTATTAGTATTATTTTGAAAAAAAGCATTGCTTGGATTAACCAATCTTGAATAGCTAAGTAATGTTCTTGTAGGAATAACATCCTCATTCATTCTTTCTACTGGAGTAATAAAATCTGTAGAATTTTCTTTAAAAGGATTCTGTATATTTAAAAATCCAAGAAAATCTTTCTCATCTCTTTGTGAATCTGCTTCGCTTTTGATTTCTCCATCGCTTTCTGCAGACATAACTTCTTGAGTTTTACCTGCATCAGGACCATCGAACATTACAAAAACATGTTCATCATCTGAAACTGTGAATTGTGGATTAAAATATGATATTCCATTATTAATTATTTTTTTTGCTTGTAACTTATTTAAATCAATAAATCTTGAATTTGTAGTATCATTTGTTCCTCCATTGCCAGAAATTGGTCTGAAGATTTCAGATATGACTTTTCTAAGAGTAGTTTTTTGCAACCCTTCTACATCTTTATAAACCACAATAGAACTTGAACTTGTAGTAGCCCCATCCCAATTTGCAGGTTTTTCAATCATTACTTCATAATCTAATAAATCTGCACTTAAATCATCTCCTGGATTTGTCAAATATGAATCTATAGAATTTCCCTCAACTAAGACTCCTGTGCTATCAGCAACTCTTAAATTATCACAATCCTCTGTTAATAAATTATCCCAAAATACACAAAAATTCTTTAAAGCTTTAAAGTCAGAATCAGATAATTGACTTATCATAGAGTCTGTTATATTTTCAAGGTCAGCATCAGCAAGAGATATTACATCTTCTGCTTGCGTTGCTCTATCTGCATTAAGTTTATAAAATTTAGTAGCATAATCACCAGGATAATTTGGGTCTGGACTTCTCACTAAATAACCAACTATCCCGCCTCTTACTAAAATATTTTCAGCTATACTTTGATAAAATGGTTTATAAGGATTTTCCTTTAAGGCTTCAAGATTACAAATTCTTTTCTTAATTAAATTACTACCAGCTGCATCTGCAGCTGTTGTATCTTCTGCAAGCTCTGTTGCTATACCTTCACTAATCGAGTCAATAAAATCATTTACAAATTGCAATTCTCCTGTTTCTACTCCAACATCTTTTCCAAAATTTACAGCAGTTGCTGGTTTTTCTTCACTGTTTTCTCCTGATAAACATAAAGGAAAATTTCTGCCAATTAAATTAGGGTCATTTTTTCTTGTATTTTCATTATCAATATAACCTCTATAGCCAGCCTCTAATATTCTCCCCATTATATAACCTGCATCTTCAGCTAGTTGTCTGAAAACTTCACCAATTGTTATTTTTTCTAATTGAGTCTTACTTGAATCGTATGTTTTTCTCTTTATAGCATTTTCAATATTTTCTATATTTTTAGTTATAAGAGCTTGTCTTGCTGCAACCTTTGCATCAAAATCTGGAACACTTTCTCTTAATACACCTTTTGAAACAGTGTCAAATGTTATTCCAGGTTCAGGATTTAACGTTCCTATATTTGCACTTAATAATAAAAAAGCATTAATTCTATTTAAGCCATCAGCGCTATTACCATATGACTTCATTTTCTCGGCACTATCAATAGAAGAATTTCCAGCACCTTTAGGAGAATTTATTTTTATTCCGCTAAAATTGGGAACTGTCTGATTCCCAACTTGACCATTTATTAATTCATCAAAATTTATAACCTTACTAACACTAACTGCATCATAAACTCTAAGAGATTTTAATAAAGTCATTTGTTTTAAAATATTATCAAACTCTTTAGTAGTTTCTTTTGTTTTTACTTCAACTTGTTTACCAATTTTTATAAGGTCGAATATAGTTTGAACTTTAGCAAACTCAGCCTCAGCTAAACTTTTTTTCTTTAAAGATTTTACTGCTAATAAAAATAAAAATGGCAAATCAGATAAAAATCCCCATTGATTAGGGACAAATTCACACTTTATATCATAACTACCATCACTTGAATCATAAGATACAGATGATTTTTTCATATTTAGAACCCATGTAGCTGAATGGCCAAGAAATCCTTTAAATGTAAATAAAAATTTTGGCGGTGGCCAATTAAATAAAACTGAAAAATCATTTTCTTCGCCAGTTGTATCTGTTACATCTGAATTAGCAGTTCTTGTTTTTCCAAATACAGTATTACCATATAAATCTTTAAAAGTAATAGTAATAAGAGGTTGCAATGAAGTATTAACATCTATATCAATATTAGTAATACCAAAACTAATTCCTTTTCTAAAGAAATCAACAGAGAATATTTTTTTACCAGTAAAATCCCTTCTAACTCCTTCTACAATAGCCTCAAGCCTTACATCAAGTGTAAGGTCTCTCATATTAAAAGGTCCTGGTTGTTGCTCTAAAGCCATTATTTATCTTTATTATTAGTTATAAATGCATTCACTTCTGCCAATACATCATTTAAAGGAAAAGGTATTCTAATAATTGAATTATTAGGAATATCAAATTCTAAAGCCCATTCAGGATTCGCCCACATGATTAATCTCCACAGAGTTTCATCCTCATAAATTTGACCAGCTATATAATCAAGTCTCATTAGATTTCGATTATAAGTAATAAACTTATCAGTTTTTCTTTTTTTGATTTGCACTGGAGGCATATCTTTTAAAGAATCATTATTTTTTAATGGTTTACTAAAATTAAATCGCATAGTTAAATATATTTATTATGTTAAAAAAATTAAACAGAAATTTTATTTTCTATCTTGATAAAAGCCTCCGCT